AACCGCCGTCGACGACGCTCCGCCACGAATGACCATCAGGACTAGGTTTCCGGCGGTGGTCCCGAACGTCCACGATCCGGACTTGCGGTCCTGAATCTCGGTGAACCTCACCTCGAAGTACGTCGATAGGTTCACGACGCTGTCAACGATCCATGTGACCCAGTTTTCGACGGCATCACGCTCGAACGCGCGCACGCGATCGCCTGCCTGCAGTGTCGGCCAGAACCCGGACAGGTCTCGTGTTGGACTGTCCGCCGTTTCAGCGCTGACGTAGAGCGTCAAGCTCCCACCAACAGTAGCAGAATCGATCTTCGCTTTGCCGCTGCCAGGATCGGTCGCTCCCGTGTCCACCGAGAACGTCAGAAGCGCGGATTCGCCACCGGGGTATCCGGCTGGACCAGCGGGGCCTGTGCCTCCGGTTCCAACTCCAGTCCCCGTTACGTCGAGCGAGATCAGGTACGCGACGTCGTTGGTGAACGCTCCGGTGCCATCAACGTACGTGACATCCCAGACGGTGTAGCCGCTCACGTCCGTGATTCCTGTGACCGAGAACCGATGCTCGATCGTACGTGACTCGTTGTGCACGAGCACAAGCATGTTGGCCGGAGGCTGAAACAGTCGCGCTACGCCGCGTCCGTCGATGTCCTGATCGTCGAGCGACATCTGCGTCGCGTCGGCGATTGTCGCGCTGTCGAACTTGAAGCTCTTCGTCTCGGGGGGCGTACCCGCGACGTCGATGTCGTTGTCGAACAGCTGGCTAGTCGTACCGAAGAGACGCTCGTCGAAGTAGCGGATCCACAACGCGACCTTGTACATCCAGTCGTTGAAGTTGCGAGCGTCCGGCGCGTAGCTGGGGCCAGCGACATTCCCCTCGGCCTCGTCGCCAGAATCGAACACGACCTTGGTGGGCGTGCCGACGTGCGGACCAACCGTGTAGTTCGTGTTCTGCGCGATTACCGCGGGGTACGCTGCGGGCTTATCGGTCATGAATAGGGTTTCCAAACGGCGTCGTTGAAACCATCGCCGCCGTTGAAGTAGAACCAGTCGTCTGGATCTTCACTCGGATCGTCGGTGAGCAGGTAGACGATCCAGTGCTGGGTGGGAAAATGCTTGAGCATCAGGCGCTCAAACTCTTGGCGCCTGTCGGGATCTACGAACGCGCGGTCCGGGAATGTCTCCCCGCCAACGTAGATGAAGTACGGCCATTTGCTCGGATCGTCAGGAACCGGTGGCGGGGCGAGCGGGGTCAGGTTCTTGTTTACAAGGTAACCTGGGTCGTTTACCAGGAACCGGTTGCAATGCGGCTGGGCCACGATGTCTCCATCGACGTCGTAGCGTTCTTCGCAGGTGTGCGGCGTAGCATGCCCGGCACATTGGTACGTGCCGATCAGCGGATATATCGTGTAGAGCCGAGGGTCCTTTGCGACGTACGGTGGGCCCGACCACCACCACTCGTGCACGTAGACGTCGAATCCTGCGTTCTGCAGCACGGTCTGCAGGTAGGTTGGATCTTGCCCGCCTGTCGCGCTCCATGCCGCGTCGAGATCGTTGCGCCGGGTTGCATCGCTACCGATCCCAGGGAGACCAAACTGGTATTCCCAGGTCTCGAGCTCCCGTGTTGTGCTTGGGTGGATGTCCCACCACACCAAGTCGATGAACGTCTTGGCGTCGCCAAATCCCATGGCGAGCCCCTCGAAAAACCCGCGAAGCTTCTTCGATACCGTCGTGCGCCACGCCTCACCGTTCGGCAGAAGGTGTTGCAGCTGCCGAAAGAACGTCATGGCAGTGTGATGTCGTCGGCGCCCACGGGTTCGATGTCAACGAACACGCCATAGACCAGCAGCCCCTCCTTGCTGAAGGTCCCGTACTCACCGACAATCTGCACGCAGTATTCACCGGCTGCGTCTACTGTTACTGGACCGGTCATGCTTGGGCGAATGTCGTGCACGTCTTGGTAGTTCGTGACACTGGCCGATGTGTCGCTTCCTGAAGCAACGACATTCGGGCTCTCATGGTTTATTCCGCTGCGCCTCGTGAGGGTGACGACTGGCATGTGCTGCGGCAGCGACGCGTGACCGGTAGCGCCTTTCACCGTGACGTGAAACCCGTTGCGTTTGATCTGCCAACCACGATACGGAAGAGCGAAGCTGATCTTGACGGAGCCGGGAGCGATTGCGTTGAGCAGGCTCCTCTGCGTTAGGAGGTTCGGAGCACCGGGAACGTCCTCGAAGTACGCCCAGATGTTGTCCAGGTTAGTCGCCACCGTGAGCGGCACACGAACTACGTCGGTGAATGCCTCAAACGGCACCCTGTTCGCCAACACCTTGACGGCCTCCAGGTACTGCGACGCGCCTACCCGATCCGGTAGACCATTCGGGTTAATGTCAGCGTCTACCAGGAGCGACTGCAGGAACCCCCACAGGTCGTTCAACCAGGTGCGCTCGAGCGGAGTGCCAGAATAGTCACCTGGTGAGTTGCTGTTGCGCGCCGCCCCGTACGGGTACCCGTCAGCAGATTGTGACGTCTGAGCCGGGTATATGCGCTTTGGTTGGATTGCCATCTGTGTCGATCGTCAGAGGTAGGAGGCGGAGCCTAACTTGGCCTTCTCGCCGAATTCGAGCGTGTACGCTGGCACGTAGTCGGCGCCCTGTTTGAGCCGCACAGTTGTCACGATTCCGCCTCGTGCATTGACGATCGAATCAACCACTCCGCCAATTGCTGGCTCGGTGATGCGATCGCGTCGCGGAAGGACGTGCAGGCCTTCGATGTACGGCTCTCTGTAGCGCAGGTATTCGTCGAGACCGCTCTCGATTGCCGACTTTAGGCCATCGAGATCCTGGTCCGCTGTGGCTTCGAGCCCAGTGAACTCGACGTCGAAAGCCGTGCGCGTGATCGTGAGAACGTTGATTGCGGCGTTCGCTGGTCGCCGCGTCGCCTTGCCGCCAACGTCGAGGTTGATCGCGTCGAACACGGCAGTCAGCTGCCCGCCCGTCGGGATGCCGTCGACGCTTCCTGAGCTCGCCTCGCTGGCTTCGCAGTAGATGTCGACTTCGCCCGGGTTGTCGGACGTGTACGGGTACGCGTTGATGATTCCGGCGACCGTCTCGGCCCACTCGCGGTAGTCCGCGTAGGCGCCGCCTTGCGGGCGCGCCTGGTACTTGCGGAACACCCGAGCCCTGTATGCCTCGGTCGTCTCTGCGTCGACGCCGGCGGTCACCTGCGTGGCGACCGTTACCTCGCTGGCAACGTTCGGCGGCGTGTTCGCGAACTTGACCTTGTCGCCGGGGATTAGATTCCCGACAGCGCCAGCCCACTCTGGTGTCGCTCGAATCGTTGCAGTGATCGTCGATGCGCTGAGCGCTACCGCAGCGACCGTCGTGTAGATGGCGCCCGTCTCAGTGCGAACAAGCTGCGTTCCCGCCGCGAGAGAGCCAGTCTGCGAATTTACCGGTACCGATACAGTGAACTCTCCGCGGGTCGCAGGCGTCGGGTCTGGACACCCAATGAGTCGCCCCCACTCCAACAACGGCCGAATGACCTTGCCGTTGACAGTCGTCGGCTCCATCGTCGCGTAGCGGACGAAGAGCTGCAGGAAGATGAACCCCGCGTACTTGTAGAGGATGATCGTCGCGCCAGCGAGCGCCTTCGCCACGACGCGAGAGAACGCCTTCGGGAGAATCGGCACCGTCTGTGAGATGCTCGTCTCGATCTGCGCCACGATGGCGTCAGAAATCGCCTGCGTCTCAGGTATTACCGGTGCTGCCATTCAGTGGCCAAAGGCTTTCAAAGCGGAAGGTTTTGGACTCTGCATCGATGAGCACGAGGACGGTGATGTCGACGCGGTTCCTCGATGGGACCCGCACGGCAACCGACACGGACTTCGCTACGCCCGTCGACACGAGCCAGTTCAGATCGGACTCTGCAGACGCGACGATGAGGCGCGCGTTCGCCGCAGTCGGTGGCAGTGACGCGAGCAAGCTCTGTGTCTTGCTGCGGTACGTGTTCTCCGGTGACTCTTCTGTGAGGTTACCCCACCACTGCCGGGCGTCATCCTTTGACAGCCCGCTGTCGTCGTAGTTTCCGCCGAACAGCGACAGGTAAACGGCAGTCTCCAGGCCGTCGGAGGATAGCTCGGGCTCGCCGTTTTCCCAGAGCATCTCGCCGCCGTCTCTCGTGTGAAACAGGCGAGCGTCCGTCATGGTCCTGTTGGAACTGGCGGTGATGTTGGGCCGCCGCCGCTTGGCGCTGTGTGAAGATGCGTTGCCAGGTCGACGCCGGCGGCTGAAACCGATAGCGCCGACGCGGTCCCCGGAATCGTCACGTTCCCCAAGGCGTCGATCTCGACTCCGTTGAGGTTGATCTTTCCGGTCGGCAACAGGCTCGTGATTGCGATGTCGCCGTTTGCCTTCAGGTGAAACTCGGCAACGGGCACGCCCGCGGCGTTTCTCGCGTAGCGCCTGACCTCGCCGGGAGCAGCTGAGCCGTCGTTCGCTGGGTCGTGACACGCGGTGGCCTGCCACACGCCGGTTCCGTCCGAGCGCTCAACAGCAACCGAGTCGCCGGGTAGGGGTGGAGAGTCGTCGCCGTTCGGGGCGAACCACTCGGCTGTGACAGGGCTTCCGCCGCCGAAGTCAACCTGTACGACAGGACCGTCGTCGGTGACCTCGTATGAAACGACTTCCGCTATGCTTGCCACGGTAGGCTCTCCGGGATCTCTCCGCTGAACGCGCCGGGCATCACGAGCTCGAGATCTGCCGTCTGCTTGTCCGCTTCCTCACGAAGTCGAACCGTGCGAATCAGAAACTCGTAGTAGTCGTAGATCATCACTTCGGGAGCCTTGATCTTGATCGTCGTGTTCGGGCGCCAGAGATTCCCTGATGGGTCGCGCCAGGTCGGCAAGTCCTTCACCGAATAGGCGGCCATGCCAGCAAACATCCGCGCGAGCTTTGCCCTGACGGCATCGGGGGCGCTTGCCGGGTCGATGTCGTCGAGCCGAAAGTTCATCGGTCGAACGCGCCCCGTGAGCCACGGGTTCTGCAGCGGTTGCCGTATGCCTTTCCGTCGTCGCGTCTTCGGAACGAACCCGGTCACCACAGAGAAGTAATCTTGCGCGCTGAACTCAGACTCGACCTTGACGAGCGGCTGGCCTTCAAGCGCCGCAACTGGTGACCCAGTTTGAACAGAGCGCCAGCAGAGTAGCTTTCCAGAATCTGTGCTCGACAGAACCAGGCTCCTCTGACGCGCGAGCTTCGCGAGCCACTCGAGAGGCTTGTCGTCGATGTCGATCGAAACCTTCTTGAAAGCGGGCCCAGTGTCGTCTCGGATCTCGACGTCAACACCGAACGGCTTCGTGATTGCCGGCAGAATCTCCTTGAGCGGTATCCCCTTGAATTCAAGCGGGAGCTCGTCTACCGGCATGGCGCAGTCGCCAAGCACACCCGGCAGCGAGTACCCGGCAAGCTCCACCACGGAGCGATTCGCGTCCGCGCTCGGCTCCGTCGAAACGACCGTTCCGGTGAAGAGGTTCTCCCCTCCGAGCAGCACTTCGAGCGGCTGGAACTGGAACGGCAGGAACAGCTTCCGGTGCGATGCCTCTCCCGGCTCGAATGGCGCCGTCAACTCGACCGTTGACACGGTGTCGAGCGAGAGCGTCACTTCCAGCGATTCGAAGAACCGGAACTCTCTCCCGTCGACAACGAGTGTTACCTCGTCACGTCCGCGGGTAGTAGACAACGACAGCGCCACGCGGCAGCTCCAAGATCTGATCGCCGGTCAGGTTGTTGTTCTCGATCAGTGTGTCGAGGGCGTCGTCGACTGAGCCGTACAGCTCCGCGGCGAGGTCGATGATGGTTCGCGGGCGGTCGAGCACGACGCGAATCTCGGGGGACAGAGAGAAGCTCGCCTGGACGAGCAAGCCAGCCGTGGCGTTCACGGCGGCGGATAGCCCTTGGATGGCCCCTCCGGTGTCGACCTGCGACGGAGTGAAGTCGAGAGCCTGCAGGTCAGTGAACCCCTGGTCCCGCCACGCTGTCAGATCATCGTACTGGGACAGCACTTCGTCTGCCGCGAGCAGCGCCTCACGGCGCGTTTTGAACTCGGTGCGAATCGTGGTCTCGACTGAACCGGAAACCGCAGCCATCGCGTACAGGTCGCCAATCAGGAAGTCGTTCGCGACAGATGCCGTCCGGAACGTGAGCGCCGCACCCGCAGCAAGCGCCTCCGCTGGGGCGCCGGCAGCCGATGCCCGAATGCGCGCCGCCAAGTCCTGGTAGCCCGCAAGCCTCGACTCGAACCCGAGCGTCGCGCGCGCCGGGGCGCGAACGAGGTTGACGATCTGCTGGGCCAACTGCAGCGGCTGCCCCACGAGCACGTCGAGCCCCAGGTTGATGCTGTCCTGGATGTCTGCGACCTCGCGACGAATCTCCGCCACGCTGTCGGATGCGTTCTGCAACGCTGCGCTCACATCGCGCAGAAAGCTCTTGATCGTCGCCTTCGAGTTGGCTCGCAGTGACGCCGTCGAAAGGTCCATCTGGTCGCGGAACTGCTGCGCAGCTGCCAGATCGAAGTGCGCAAGCGCTGCCTCGATCTCGCTCTTCGCGTTGGTGGTCGCGCGCGGGTAAACGACGCCAGTCGTCGTCCAGAACGTGACCTCGACCACGCTCTGGTTTGCTGCACCCTTCAGGTCTTCACGGCGCGTCACCTCACCGAGCGGGGTGACGTCGACCGGTCCGTACATCGGGTGTTCGAGACGACCGACGCCGTCTTCGAGCAACGCCGCTTCGAACGCGGTGGCGATCCGGTCGTGGTCAGTCCCCCAGAAAAACACGCGCATGGGGTACTGACGCGAGCCGTAGCCACGCTTCTGCACGTAGGCGTTGTTGATGCCGGCGAACTCGAATGGCGTTCCCCGCAGCGTGAATCCGCGCCGAACTTCTTCGTAGGCGAACCTGATGCGCGTTCCGCTTGGGGACTCGTACGCCGCCTCGAATAGCCGGTCCTCCCACGTCTCGCGCTCTGCGCCGCCCAGGAGCCCAATCGCGTCCGCGACGCCGGGTGGGATAGCGTTTGCCATCAGTAGTCAGCGCCGGAATGCACAAGCCTTAGACCGCTTTGCCCTCGACGTGATCTGCGCAGTTCTACTCCTCCTCGCTCGTCTTTGATCACTACCTCGACTTGCTCCTTGGATACGCTCTCGTTCCTGGTGCTAACCGAGCTCGACAGTTCGGGCTTTTGCGAAACCACAAACACTGAAGCCGGCGACCGTTCCGCGTCGTCGTTGTCAGCGAAACGACCACCGATGTTCAGCGACCCAACCGCATCATACATGGCGGCAGTCGCCTTCGTGATGCCAGGCACACCAGACAAGATCCCTCGCTCCAAGCCCATAGCGCTTAGCTTTCCAAGCTTCGACATCTCAACTGATGGCGAGCGGATTCCCATCGCTTCTTTGAATGCATTCAGGGCGCCGGTGCCAACCGACTTGATCGCATCCAGTGGAGCGTCCGCGAGAGACTTGATTCCGTCAACGAGCCCGCGCACGACATCTCTTCCAAAGTCGCGCATGCGGCCAGGCAACTCACCAAAATATGCCTTCACCTTCGCCCACCAATTGTCAAACGCGAGAATGCTATCCCCGATCAGCGCTATCCCGTCGTCCAGAACAGCAAACAGCCCAGTTACAATCGCATTTCCCGCCGCGAAGACGCCACCGGCAAGCACCGTAAATGCGCCAGCTGCCATCAGCCCAAATGCGGCTATCTTCCCAAGGTTCTGCGCAAACGATACAAGCATTCCTTTCACGAACTCAGTATCGTCCGAACCCCACGAATCAAAGATACCGGACAACGCTTCCTTTGCTGGCTTCAGTGCATCATTGAAGCTTTTTGCTACCAATGAACCGAACTCCTTGAGTCCCGATAGCGCATTGTTAGCCCCTGACACTATTCCTTCTTGGTTCTCTGATACCCAGCTAGTGATAGCTTTTGCAACGTCACGCAGTGGACTAGCTTCCAGGTTGTATAGTTTGATCTTCACCGCATCGACTGCCGAACCAAGTAGCGTGAGATCCCCTTGGAACGAGTCAAGCCGCAGTGCAGCCATCTTTTTTGCGGACCCCTCGGCTTTTTCAAGCTCGTCGACCAGCGTGCTCAGCTTGCCCGAAGTGAACATGTCCTTCAGGTTCAGCGCTGCCTTTTGACCGCGCAGACCCACGAGGTCGGCGAAGAACGCGACGACCTCCATGTTGCCGCCCGACTTCTTCGCGGCCTTGTCGAACTGGCCCAGAATCTGCGGAAGCGGAAGCGCGTTGCCGGCCGAATCCTTGAACGCGATCCCAAGCTGCTTCATGCGCTTGGCGACCTCGGGGATCGGCTTCGTCAGCTTCGTCAGCATCGTCGCCGTAGCGGTGCCCGCTTCCGAAGCGTCGAGGCCGACGTCCTGCAGCAGCGCCACGGATGCGACGGCTTGCTCGAGCGGGACGTTCAGCTGGCGCGCAACGGGCGCCAAGTTCTTCATCGACTCACCAAGCGAGCCGATCGAACTGTTCGTTCGCGACGACGCCAGCGCCAACACGTCCGCGACGCGCGCGGCGTCGGTGGCCTGCAGCCCCATGCCCTTGAGCACGTTCGAGACGTGATTGGCGACCTCGGCCATCTCCAGACCGGAGGCGGCCGCAGCGTCTAGCACGCCGCCAACACCGGAAAGGATCTCCTCGTTCTTGAAGCCTGCGCGCGCCATGATCTCCATGGCCTCGGCTGCTTGCGTCGCTGTGAACTGCGTCGTGGCACCCAGGTCGAGTGCCTTCTTTTCCAGACTCGCGATCTGGTCTCGCGTCTGCAGACCGACGGCGCCGACGTTGGTGATCGCCTGCTCGAAGTCGGCTCCAGTCTTGCCGATGTTGTAGGCGAGCAGCCCGGCGGGAACTGCAGCAGCGGCGAGCGCTGAGCCGAGCGTCTTCATTCCGCTCGACAACTTGCTGGCGTACTTGTCCATGGCGGACAGTCCACGCAGGCCGCGCCGCGCGAACCTGTCCAAGCGACTCTCCATCTTTGCGATCGGGCGCGTGAAGCGGTCCGTCGCCTTGAAGATTGCTTCGATGGAGAATCGCCCAGCCACGTCAGTCGTCTTTCGGCTTCGTTGCGCGTTTCAGTCCGGCGCGTAGCCCGTCGTAGAACCAGACGATGTCGCTCATGGTGAGCGTTCGAACGTCCGGTAACCCGGAGTAGTCCATGCAAATCTGGGCCATCATGGTGCCCAGCACTACAGGGAGCGTGTGTGTTTCGACGCCAGTCTCTCGGTCACGCGGCAGTTCGCCGTCGGCTCCGCGAATGACCAACAGGTGCGTCGACTTCAGCCCAAAAAAAGCGCGAAGATCGCCTGGCAGACCGAAATGTCACGCCCCTTCATCTTCGAGAACCGCACCTCAGGCTGTTGCGTCATTCCTGAAAGCGTCTTGAACATCTTCGACACGGAATGACCAGCGCGCGCACGATCCATTGCCATCAGGTCGGCGCCGGTTGGCTCGTTGAATACGATTGGCTCTCCGCCGCTCAGCTTCGGATCGTAGACGAACCGACCTTCATCATCGACAGTCAACGTCCCGCAGCGAATCGCCGCGGTGATGACGCGCTTGGACTCGAAGAGAGACTTCTTGTCCTCCATGTCCATGTCGGTGGGGTCGAGCTTGCCGTCGAGGCCCATGGCCACAGCCCAACGATCGAACTCGTCGTCCGCCATCTCTTGCGAGATTTCAACGCTCATTGCTGCTCCATCTTCCCGCCGCCAGACAACTCGACCGGGCAGGTCGCCTTGGCAGTGTTGAGGTCCAGCTCGCCGTTGATCGTGCCCTTGCCCTGGAACACGGTGCCGTCGACAAGCGTGATCGCGATCGTGACCTGCTCCATGCCGTCGGCGATCCCCTGGAGGAACTCCATGTCGGCTCGGTTGTGGTCGATCGCTAGGTTGAGCCCCTTCGCCATCCACGGCACTCGCGACTTGACGATTCGCACGGTCGCGTCGCCGTTGGGCTCGACGGCGTTTTCGAATCCGCCGGACTTGATGCTGACCTCTCCGTCAGCCGCGGGAGAGAACAGTCGCCCCTTGATGGAGCACTCCTGTACGGGGCCGCCAATTGATGCCATTGCGTGGGTCCTTTTCTGTTGGTCGGGGCGCACGAATGCCTCGCGTGCAACAGCTGGCGCCGTTGCCCCGTCACGATTCTGATGTTGTTGTTTGGTCGGCTCTCGTTACGCCGCGGCAGCCCCGCCGAAGTAGAAACCGAAGTTCAGCGTCACATCGATGATGTTCACGTTCCCCGACAACTGCACCTTCGTGCTCGCGTCGCAGCGCTTCGGGTTCTGGGCGTTGATCACTGCAGATGTGTTTTTCTTCGCCGTCTTCGGGTCTGAAATGAAGGCGTCGAGGCCCAACGCATCGAGGATCCCAGCAATCGCCGCGACCACATCCTTCGGCTTGCGAGCGTTCGGGTTGGTCGTCGCCTGGTCGTTCGGGATCAGGATCATGCCGTCCCAGTTGGGGGATGCGAACTCGAGATCGAGGTTGTAGATGATGTTCTGCAGCTTCACGATATCGACCACGTACCGGTACGCGGGGGGGTCTTCGCCGGTCGGCTTGTAGAAGGTCACAACGTCGCTGATGTTGATGACGCCGTCCTTCACCTCGATCGTCGAACTACCAGCCTTTACGGCCGCGTCGCGCTGCACCCAAGTCCACTGCTCGCCGTCGGTTCCCGGGATGAGTCCGGTTGCCTGTTGGCTGCCGTAGTCGGTTGGGGGGTTGTTTTGCGCGAGCTTGGCGATGCGCACGAGCTGGCGCGCAGCGACCACGCAGGGCAGGTTGGGTGACCCAACGCCCACGAGCTGCGAGTTGATGCGGTCCGTCGGGCGAGCGTCACTGACGGCCGTCGCGCTCGAAAGCGTCGCATCGGTGTTGCCGGTGAAGACCACTGCTGGCTTGCGCACCAACGTGCCCCAGCGGCCTTCGCCCCACGTCTGGTACTTGTTGAGCGTCGTCGTGTCGGCGATGTCGCCGCAGTTCAGCACCAACGTCTCCCAGACGTTGCCAACCTGGTTGAGCGCTGGATCCACGTCGGGATTGGTTGCGCCGTTTACCGGTTGCGTGATCGTGAACGTGACACCAACAGATGGCCCGATGACCTCGACGAGAATCCCGTTGCCGGTCGTTCCCTTCCACTTGCACGTCAGAGCCAGGTCGGTGTCGGCGTTGTTCGCCGCGGTGAACGGGAAGTGCAGAATGCTCGCGCAAGCTGCCGCCATGGCATCGAGCACGGTGGCGAGTTGCCCCGCGATGGCTCCCGCCGGGATGGAGAACGCTCCGCTCAGGATTCCACCGATTCGAATGTAGTAGGTCCCGTCGGCGGTCGCGGTGCCAGACGGCGTGATGTCTCCCGCGGCTGCAACGCCAGAAGCATGGTCGTCGAGCGGGTACACGGTGACAGGGATGGATCCGACGCCGTCGCCGTTCACTGGCATCAGTTCACGCGCAGCAAGATGCAGCTGGCTGCCGTACCCGTACGCCGCACCCACTTCGGCCGCGCTCGTGACCTGCGCCTTCGTGGTCGCGAACGTCGCGGCTGTCGAGCCCTGCCCAACCAGTGCGATTCGTTGCGGCAGGTACCGGACCGATGCTCCGCGCAGGTCCAAAAATTGCGTAGTGATGCCCGTCACGCGGGCAACCGCGGTCGCGTCGATGCTCATATTTGCTCCGTTTTCAGTGGTCGAAGTCGGCCGCCAACAGCACCTGCCCGGTCACCGATCGCAGCACTTGCGTACTGATCAGTTCGAGGGGCTGGCCCTGCACTTGCGGGGAGTACTCGTTGTAGTTCACCAGCAGCGCGAGCCGCGCCGCCTGAACGTTTTGAATCGTTCTGTTGTCCAGCTGCGGCTGGAACATCGTGATCGACTGAGGATACCGGTTCGCCACCAGTTGGTTCGCGCCACGCGGAAACCCCAGGTACGTGTAGTGCCCCGCCATCAGGATATTGCGCGCCAATCGAACGGCACGCTGAGCTTCCATCGCGGCAGCCTCGTCACTCGACAGGTGCCCACTCGCTTCTTGCTTGGCCAGTCCGTAGCCATAGCAATCAATGTTGACGACGCCGTTGTGGTTCTGGCGCTCGATCAGATCGCTCTTCGATAGGTCAACCGTCGAGTTGTCAAACCAGACGTTGACGATCGGCGTCGCGTCCACCGTTGACTCGTCTTCGCCAGAAACGAAAACGTCCCACGGGTCGCTTCGCTCGACGAACACGCGCATTTCCCAGTCTTCAGGGCGCGCCTTGTTCGCCGCTTCCGCGAGCCGAACTTGCTCGACCGACTCGACCGCGAGAATGGCCGCGACTTGGTCGCGGATCATCTCGAAGGTATCGAGCTTGTCGATCAGGTCTGTGATCAGCGCTGCCACGTGTTCACACCAGCAGCGTCAGCTGGCAAACCAGCACGCCGAGCAAACGGTCCGGAAGCGTGGACGTGACCTTGAATTTCCACGTGCGCCCTCGAACGTCTTGCATCTCGACAACCCATGGCTGCGTCGCCCGATCGGCAATGCCAACCGGTTCACCGATCCCCGCCTCGTCAATCGCAGTGAGTGGGATCGCCGCAGAAGCGACGCGCCCGCTCACGAGTTGACCAGTTTCCGGGTCGATGGATTGCGAGACGTCGGCCTTGAATCCCGTCACCGTTGCCCGTGCGCCCGTCGGGCTCGTGAGAATGATCGAGCTCGCAAAGCCGCCGCTCGTGTCCGACATGAATGTCGAGAGGTCAGCGGCGGCTTGTTGGAGCAAGTTCATCTCAGCCCTTTGGGGCGCCGCGAAGCACGACGTGCTTGTCCAGCAGCCTCTCGAGCGTCTCTGCGTCGAAGTCGGTAACCCGAACCTCGTCGCCAGAGTTCAGCTGTCCGCGCGGGCTCGTGACGCTTCGGTTGGGGCCAACGTACAAGGCGACAGTTGGCGCCTCGAAGTTGGTGACCTTCGGCGGTGGGCCGCCAATCGAACCATCCGAAGCGCCATCGATGACGGGTGGTTTCGACGCAGGCGTTTTCGACCTGGTCGCCTTCGGAGCCGGCGCCTGAGCGGCGACCTTGGTGCTTGCCGCTTGCTGCTCAGCAGCCGACGGCTCGTCTTGCGCACGCCGTTGCGCGCCATGATTGTTCGCCATGTTCCTGCGATTCCTGCCGCCCACAATCAGGCGACGGTGAGGCGCGCGAACGTGTCGATCGCCGTGGGGATGGTCAGCGGGCGAGTGCCTGCCTGCAGTTTCAGTTGGCGCCCATCTGGCGTGAAGAACGCGTTGATGCTCAGGTCGAGACCGAGCTTGCTACTCGACATGCGCGGCGGCAGGAAGCCCATGGCTGGCTGCGCGGGCGTGCGAAGCAGAGGAATCGCACCAAACGACAGGTCGTAGCGAGCCTTGTCGCCGGTCATCACGACGTTGTTGGGACTGATGTAGTCCGTGTGGTTTCCGGTGACCGGATCACGATAGAACCCGTCGTACATCCACATTTCGAACCGGTAGTGACCGATCCAGACCCAACCCTGGAACGTTGCACCTTCGCCGCGTGACTCCGGAGCGACCTGACCGAGGTTCATGCCGCGGTTGTCGAGCTTCGCCTTCACGTCAGCGTTCGCAAGGAACTTCTGCATCGCGCTCGAACCGAAGATCAGCTTGTTGGGGCGAATCTTCCCGTCGCGACGCACCGCCTTCGCCATCAGCTCCAAGTCTGCGAGTGGCGTGCCGGTGCTTCCGTCAGCGGCCCACACGGCGCCGTAACCGGCGGTAACGCCGCACTGAACGAGATGGCTCGCTTTCGCCTGGAAGTCGATCGTGTAAATGCCAACGCCAGCGCTGTCGGTGAGCGTGACGGTTCCGGTCTGGAAGACCTGACTCGCCATCAACTCGATTGTCCGGCGGATCTTGCGCTCCAACTTGCTGAACAAGCGGAACGCTTGTATCGTCGCATTGGCGGCGTAGTCGGGATCCGTATACGGGTCCTGACCGGCCTGGCGCTTGATCTGATCGTACGCCGTGATCGTGCCTTCCTCGTCGAGGATCGGCGGGGTGTACCCCTTGTTGGTCATCAGCGTGCTTTGGTTCGCACGAGCACCAACGCTCAGATCGTGCACCGCGATTGCGATGTCCTCGTCGTCGCGAAGAATGTCGATCTCGACCTTCTCGGTGCGGTGAAAGTTCTGAGGCGGGCTCCGGAATAGCCCCGCGAGGAACATGGGGGCCTCCGCCTGCTCCTCATACATCGCGAGCATCTTCGCGTTGGATGCGTCACTCATTTTTCTGGTCCTTTTCTAGAAACGAAGACGCACCCCTGCCAGCACACTCCGCAGCGCGGCGGGTGTGAACAGCGACGACGTCCAGACGTCAGCGGGCTAGCGCCCAGGTTTTTGGTTTGAGGCCCAGCATCGAACACCGTCAGACGGGAACGCTGGGCCTCAGTGGTGGTTACGAGTTATCGTACTCCGCGAGTTGCTGCACGGACGTGGCGACGATTCCGACGTCGCGGAGCTGGTCCAAGATCGCCTTGGTCACGGTTCCGCCTGCGTCGATGACGAGCATGTTTGCGTTGACCTCTCCGGCGACGAGCGCACGGATGGACTTCGTTCCGCCAGCCGTCAGCGATGCCTCGTAGGTCAGGACTGCCGCTGGCTTCTGCTCGCCGTTGGTGCCGACCGGGTCGAACGGGACGAGCGGCTCACCAGCGATCGCCGCGGGGACAATCGCGGCACTGTCGCCGGTCACGAAGTTCGTGCCGGAGGCTGCGACCACAACGGTCAGACCGTGATCCGAGAACACCAGGTCGTCATCGGCAGCGCCGCCCGCCGTCGTGACCGTTTGGGCGATGCCGTCAGGGTCCGTCAGCGTCCACGGGCCGAGGCCAGAACTGAGCGTTCCAGCCACCAGGCTGTAGTTTCCGATCTTCAGCGTGCGGCCCGCCGCCGTCGTGACAGACAACGCTTTCGTGCCGGTGTTGCCGCCGTTGGGAGTCACCGAAACGGTGTCGTTGACGAGCTTGCGCGCCAGAATCGTCCCCTTCACGAACGTGTCGGCAGCCGCGAACAGCAGTCCCTCGTCGGAGAACTTGCCGCCTTCGAGTTCGACGCTTCGGACGTCGATGTCCGTGATGACCATGGTCATGTTACGCCACCACCTTGCCCTGACCGCTCATCGCAGCCAGTCGCTCGACGACCAGGTCGCCCAAGTCCTTGCCGGACTGAGACTCGGTCTTGTTGACGCCACCGGTGACGTTGCCAGCTCCGTCGGAGTCGCTCTGACGGTTGTCCTGGTCCTTCTTGGCCAGCGCGTGAGACATGTAGTCGGCGTGGACGTCTTCGTCGAAGAGCGACTTGCCTTCGCGGATCGCCTCGAAGGCGACCTTGGTCGCGCCGGTCGAGTCCGCCATTTTCAGGTGACCGCAGACGCGCTTGCGCTCCTTGGCTTCGCCCTCCGCCGAGGCCGCCTTGAAGACGTCCGGGTGCTGGGCTCGTAGTGTTTCGAGGTCCATGTTTTGCTTCTCCATTTGTTGAGCCCCGCCGTCTTGGGCGGTGGGATCGATTGCTTCCGCCGATGCTTTCACGGCCCGCAGCGTCGGCTTGGGGATGGAATCGACCATCCCGCGCTTCTTTGCTTCGCCGGCCAGGAGCGTTGCACCGCGGCCATACGTTGAGTTGACGTTGTCCTTGTCGGTGCCGCGCGCCGTGGCGATCGCGTCCACGAACAAGTCGTGCACTTGGTCCAAGTACTCACGAATCACCGCCTTGCCCGACTCCGTCGTCGGGTCGGGGCGCTTGTTCGGCGCCTCCGTGCTCGTGATGTCGACGACCTCGTCAGACACGCGGAACTGAGCCGCCACGCCGATGGATCCGAACTGAGACGCCGCGTTCTTCGCGCGGATTGGTCCAGCCACAGCAGCCAGCGCGTAGGCGCCCGAGCAAGCGCATGCGGCGACTACCGAGATCGGCTTCTTCGTCGCCTGAATCGCCGCGAGCGTGTCGAACAGACCATCGACTCGACCTCCTGGGCTGTCGACATACATGACGATGCTCTTGACCTCGGGGTCAGAATCAGCCGCCGATAGCGCGGCAACGATGTCGCTGTAGGCCGTTTGGTCCATGCCAAACAGCCACATGATGAAGTCCATCTTCGGGACGAGTACGCCCTCGATTCGGATCTCCGCGACGTCGCCCGCCTTGGTCAGATTGCGCGGCCCGTCGCTTCCGGCACGCGCCTCGACACTCGTGGCCCACGCCTTCTGCTGCTCTTCCGAGGCACGAACGCCGGCTTGCGCGCAGGCTCGAATCTCGTCGAGTTTCTCTTGCTGAATCAGCCAAAGCATCTAGCTTGCCTTTCTGTTCTTCGGAGCCGCGGCAGGCGCATCGTCTTCGTTGTCGATCGCGTCCGGGTCTTCGTCGGCGACCTTGTCGTCCGCCTTCGTGGGCTCCGCGGCTGGTGGCTGCGTCGCCTCGACGATTGACTCGTTGGCTTCGCTCAGTTGCTCGTTTTCGCGCTTCAACAGCCGCACGATCTGCGAGTACTTCAGACCGAACAGTTCACGCGCAGCGCGTCCGCGCGAGATGAACCCCTCAGCGACCGCTTCCTTGTACGCGCGCACCAGCTTGGTCATATCGACTGCTGGTTTGATGTGGCCGCTCCAATCGGAGCACACCCAAGCGGCAAACACCGCGTGACTCGAGCTGTCGCGCCACGCTTCGATCATGCCGCGGGCCTCGATTGCCTTCGCCAGCACGGCCGACGTGAGCCAGTCGACGTAGATGGGCTGGCAGAAGTCTCTGCCGAAGTCGGCGCGAACCTTGTTCAGATAGATCTTGAATTCGTTGATCGCCGCTTGGCTCGCCGAGTAGTTGTTCGAAAACGACTGCCGAAGAATCTCTGGAGGGATTTCCAAGCACCACGCGACCGCTTGGATGATCGACTCTTCGAAGTCGCCAAAGCGCTCGTCGGTTCCGGTGCTCGGGAACGGCTTGACCTTTTCCCCGTGCTGCAGTTCGTCGACGACGACGCCTGGCACCTGTTCGGCAATCGAGAACGCGCGGGTGGTTCCGTCCTGATCCTGAGTTACGATCGACCCCTTGCGCGTCGCCCCAGCGGTGATCGGGCGAGTACCCGGTACCTGTTCACCCTTCTCGACAACCATGGCGAGATGCGAATTGATCGTCGCCTTGCGCTGGGTGCTGTCTCGGTACCTGTCAATCTCCTTGAGAGACTGGATCGCGATACTCAGCAGCGGCTCTCCGCGCACCTCGTCGAGGCGCTTGTCGGTTCCGTATACCATCCACGCGAGCCGTCGCCCGGACTTCTCGCCGCGCGCCGGAAGACGCTTCGACGATCCGTCTCCTTGACGGACGTGGTACGCGACGTGGCGCCCATTGTCGTCGATCTCGACGCCGTGCTTGACCTTGTTCGAACCCGAGGCACCAAGCATGTGGCTCAATGGCGTTTGGACGTTCTCGCCTTTGATGAGCTCGACACGCGGCAGCTTCGTGCGCCGGTCCTGTCGCAACACAACCAACACGTCGCCGGCGATCAGCGCTTCGCGGCGGGCCTCGGCCTGCAGCGCGCCGAACGTCATCTGCTCCGTGTGGTCGCAAAGCTCCGGCGTGTCTGACCACAGCTGGAACCGAGTCTCGACCTCTTCTGACCAATCGCCGAGTGACTCTTCTGGCAGCCCCAAGATCTTCTCTTGCGGGGTCGACTCGAGATGCAGGCCCGTGTTGATCTCGTTCGTGACGAGCCTGCGGATGATGCCGCGGCCGTAGATGTTGCGCTTGAACAGGTCCGACGAGCGCTGTCGCAGTGTCCAGTAGTCCGTGAACAACAGGTCGATGGCGCCGAGCCCGCCAGCAAACTTCTCGCCATCGTGAGCGACTTGGCGCAGTGGCGCGGCGCCCAGGTCTGAAACAGAAACGGTGATCGGCGCATCGGTCGCCTCGCTCTGCTGCCGTGGCGGAGTGGGGGAGCGATACAACGCATCGAACAGTGCGTCCGATTTGCTTCGTCCAAAACCAAACATCAGTATCCCGGGACCACTCGCGTGACAGAGCCAACGTTGGATCCAAGCCCAAGCTGAGAGCGCAAGCCTTCGCGACGTTCCTCCAGAGTCTGGAGCAGGTTTCGCAACTCGGTCAGATTCGCCTTCGTCACCGACTGCCGAGTTTGCCCGGTGTCGAGTGAGTACGTTTGGGCGCCGCCAACGAGCGCGTCGATCGCGTCCTCTACAGCTACGATGCTGGTCTCGGTGCGCTCCAAGCGCGTCTCGATCCAGACAGTGTTATCCGTAGCCATCGCTGGTTGTTAGCCTTCGAAGAACAGCCCTTTCTCCGCCTCGTCGTAGAAGAACGTCCAGTTGACGAACTCCATCGCGTAGGTGTTGCGGCACAAGTCGTGCGCGATCAGATCCAGAGCTGCGTTTGAGTATATGAGCAGGTCCCAGAGTTCGTTCTTCGCCCCGGATGGTCGGAACCACTCCCATCCGATGAGCCTGTTCGTTCTCGGCTCGCGCTTCTCCCTCTTGACCTCGACGGTCAGCTCTTTCAGCTGGTCGTCGGTCGTGTCGATCGGCGCGTTGAAGAATCCTGCTGGTTGCTCGCTTTGCCCGTCCCAGTTGCGACGCAACGCGGGCGCCCAACGGTCCTTGTACATGTCCACGGTGATGCCGTAGGCAGTCGGACCTTGCGGCGTTTTGAACGCGTGGAACTCTTTGATCGACGCGCTCTGCGACTGGGCTTGCCCTTTCACGGGGAATACGCCCGACTCGTACAGAGCGCTGAAGTTGTAGACGACGTCCGCTTGGTAACCGGAGTCAACAAGCGTCATCGAGATTCGATACTGCTTGCCGTCGTCTGACCGATACTCGCGCTGCTCGATTAGCGACGACAACGCGCCCCACGTGCCCGTGTCGTCGAGTTGCGAAGTCGTGCCCCAAAGCCTCGTGTACTCGATGAGCACGACGCGCCTGTCTCGGCACCAACCCCACACCGCAACCGCCAGGTTGTCGGCATGCACGTCGACCGTGCAGACAAGCACGAGCACTTTCGAGCCACAGAACTTCTGAGCCCAGGTGTTCGGGATCTCGCCGCTTCGATAGCACTGCCGGCGATGTGATGAGACCTGCTGGAACTTAACCTTCTCGCCCTGCAGCTCGAAGGTCTCACCCAAAACGTTGTTGTAGAAGACTTGGAGCTTGCCGAAGTCCTTCGGAATGCCCCGCTCGTCGTCCCACGCCTCGCGCCACTCGTACACGCACGCCAGCCACGTCTTCATCCCCACGGGGGAGTATAGCGCGTTGATGTGGTAGCTGCGGTGGTCCGGGTTTGCTGGCGTCGCTGTGGCACGCCACTCTGCCCCGCACTCGGGGTCAAGTAGCCTTGTCTTGTCGTCGTTCGAGTGGGCGTGACCGCACTGCTCACACAGGTACCGGACCGAATCGGGCACGACCTGACCGTGCTCGTCGAGTTCCCAAACGATGCCGGTGCGGATGCCGGTAACAGGATGCTTGCGGCTCCACCGAAGCGTTTGGCTGTGCCCACACTTCAAGCAGTTTACGAAGTAGTAGCGCTGGTCCCCTTGCAGGAACCGCGCCTCGATCTTCGACTGGCCTTTGATGGTTGGAGTCGAACCGTCGACAATCTTGCGACTGCCCTCGTAAGCCGACGTTCTGTCTCGAACGAGCTTCACGGGGTCGCCGTCTTTGCCGACGACGTCTGGCCAACCGTCAATCTCGTCGTTCAGCAGAATCTGGACGGACAGCGATCGTAGCTTGTTCGCGTTTTGAGCGCCGAACGGAACGAGATACCCGCCGCCGACCCACTCGATCTTCTTGTCTGTCTTGCCAGTCTTCCTGGTGTTCTTCTCGTCCGACGACCTGATCAGGTGGTCGAGCCCAGAGAACTGGAGCATGGGCGTCACGTATGACTCCATGCGAAGCTTTGCGAGTTCCGCGTCCGCCGTAACCAGCATCATCGGAGCCGTCTTGACGTGCTCGATGAAGTAGCCGATCGCGTTCTCTAGAACACCGACCGTGAAAGCCAACTGGACGCCCTTCATCACCGACACCTCGCGGATCGGCGAATCGACGCTTAGGCAGTCGACGATCTCCTTGATGTACGGCGCGACGTCGAACCGGTAGTAGCCCGGCATCGCCGTCACCGCCGGCGGCAAGTAGCGCTTCGATTCAGCCCACTCGCTGGGGGTCAAAACCACCATCTCGGTGGTCAGAGACTCGAACTGTTTCGCAAGCCACTCGCGCTGCTCCGGGTTCTCGTACGGATCCTCTATCGACTGGAGCGCACCAAGTTCTACTTCGACCTCTTGCGCGTCAGCTTCATCAGACTTGCGCCGACGCCTACTCGCCATTGCGCAACACGCGAACGAGCGTCTCCTTCGTCGGGAGCAGCACGGATCCGATCAGGTCTCGGACGAGCGTCTCGGACTCCTCAAGTGGGATGCGAGACTTGGCGTTTGCGTACAGCCGACGCGTCGCGGTCCGAGGCACATCGCGCAGCAGCCGTCGATTGCTCGACTCGATCGCGCTGAACACGTGCGACTTGACCAGCTCCCTCGAGATCAGCTGCCCTTCGGTCTCGTCGTTCTCGAGACGCTTGCCGCGGGTGTCCTCGATCTTCTTCAGCGCGTCGAGGTGGTCGCGAAACGCTCGCATCGTACCCCAGCGCGACGCGATCTGCCGCAACGTCATGTGCCCGCACTTGTCGAGGAAGTCGTCCCCATCGGGGTTTACGTCCGCCGGCGGCGTGTACTTCGGTCGGCGCCCGGGCTTCGAAACCGGCTTTTCTGCGACGGCTCGCTTCACCGGCGTCGGTCGAGACGGTCGCCCAGATGACGGTTCTTCCGACTTGGTCTGGGCAGCGTCGGAAACAGGCGAAGCGACCCCGCGGGATGCCAGGTACTCGACAGCAGCCGGGTGCTCAGCATCGATTCGATCTCCCGAGCACGCCGGCGCGAGCTTCCCGCTCTGCGCGGACTTCGTCACGGCCGCGGGGGATACGCCTGCAAGTCGCGCGAACTCGGAGCGAGAAAGTGGATGCATTGGTTAAAGGCGAGGCGCCAGGTGGCCCCGGGTTAAAACCGAGGTTAAAAGTCGAATTTGCGAGATAGGTGGGGACCCGCTGAAGAACCGCAACCATCCCGCACCCTTGGCACAGGACCCGCTCGCGGTCATATGTGAACGATCCCCTTTCGCGCTCAGTTCAATAGAGCTTGTGTCGCTTCAGCTGCTGAATCAAAGCGCCCTCGTGGATGGGCAGCATCTTCGACTGCATCACTGCCAGTGTGCGTGCCAGCGTAGGCATCGGCTTCACCGTGACTTTGCGCTTGGACAAGTCCCACACCATCTTGACGATCGTGCGTCGCTTGCCACCCTGCAGCTTGTAGAGACCGCTGTGTTGCTGCCCCTCCAAGTAGACGAACTTGGCCCCCTTGGCCTTCGAGATGCGAATCGCCGCAGCGTTGCGCTGGCGTCGCCCACCATGGTGTGGCCTGTTTGCGAGCTTGATGGACCCGAGCTTGTTGGGCGCCCTGACGACCTTGGTGCGCTTGGCCCCTGGTGACTGACCCGCCGCTACAGCAGTTGGTATTCGAGTCGCCTTGGTGGCCCCGCGCTCTCGCTCTCCAAGGTACGAGCTTTCACTCCCCAGCACAGCCATGAGGTTCCGCGGGTCAACGCCTCGCGCTGGAACGACCCGCAGCGACCTGGTCGTGTAGGTGTTTCGCAGGGTCATCGACCCCTCGATCTCTCGCTTCCAGACTTTCCGAGCCGCGAAGGCGGAGCGATTGACCGCGTTTCGCATCGCGTGCGGGACGCCCTGCTTGGCCATCGTCCGCAGGCGATCTGCCAGGTCTTCGACTCGCCTGAAGTCGCCCTTGATTGCCACTCTCTCGCCTCCGCTTGCAGGACAGGAGCAACGAGGTCACCCCGACTCGCGCCTGAGTGACCCCGCTGGCACAACAGCTTCGCGAGCGGTTGCGGCTTCCACCTATTTGCGGAATCGGGCGTTCGAATTCGTACGGTTTCGGCAGCCCAGGTTAGTACCATTCCAGGGCCAAACCGGCCAAGCGACCGCGCCCTTACATCAAGTCGATTCAAGCCACTGCAGCCTCTGCTCGACATGCGCAGCCGTCCCGGTAGTTACCGGCAGACCAGCGGCGATGCGCGCCGTGGTTGCTTCCGCGATGTCGAGCATTCGCGCGGCTTCACAGACTGATGTGCGGTCGATAATCGACCTGACTGCGTTGATGATTCTCTGGGATGGTTTCGCTGGTCTGGCCATTCTTACACCTCATGAGGTAGGCGCAGAAACGACCCGGGATAGTTTCTGCGATCGGCAGCTACGGCTCCAAGTCCAGAATTCTCGCCAACGCTTTCGCGGACTTGTCAGCCACTTCGGTCAGTTGAGCGATGTCCCGCGAGTGCTGGGCGATTTTTCTCTCGTGGCGCTGCACCATCGGATGCTTGGCGATCCGCCGGTCCACGACGCGGTCGAGTCGCTGGTGGATCTCGTCCAGCTGCTTGCTCACCTGCGTGAGCCCCGTTTGGTAGTCGGCGCGCAGCAGGTCGGGGGCGTGCTGGGCAATCTGCCGCTTCGTGATACGGAGCCCGCCGGTACCGTCCCGCTCGAACCAGCCACGGCCCTTCTCGCGTCGCTTCAGCCGATCGGTGAGCCTGCGGGCGGCGGCCCTCGTGCTCCCCCAGCCGAGCCACGCGGCGCACTGCTGGGCCGTCATCTCGGCGTTGTCTCCGTCGTCCTGGATGCTCATCGGACGACCACCTCGACGACCTCGAGACGCCTGAGCAGCGCTCTCACGTCCTTCAGTGTGGTCGCCTTGGTCCGTGGTGCCTTGGGCGTCCTCGCTCGAGATCTCGCCACCTGTCCATCGCCCAGGGTCTGCCACTCCAGCACGGCGGCCCGGTAGAGCGTCTCGGCCTGGCGCTTCGCCGCCGCCAACAGTGCCGTGCGCTGCCGGGCTTCGCTCCCCCCGTCGCTGGGCGTGTGGGACAGCTCGGTGAACAGCTCTGGCTGAGTGAGCAGTTGCCAATCGTCGACCAACCCGGGGTCCACGCAGCTGCCGTCGATGTCGGCGTGGTCCTGGGCACGGCTGTGGAGCTGCAGCTGATGCCCATCCAGTGCCTTTGGCGGCTTGTCGCTGTTGCGCTCTACGAGCCGTCGCCCCGCAACCGTCAGCGCCATGACCGCCCAGAGCGGGCCCGTGTTCACGTTCGCCGCGTACTGCTGCCCAATCCAGTGGTAGGCGTAGATCGCGAGTGCGTGCCGCTCGGTCATCCGCATGAGCCGCCTCGCTACCATTCCGTAGCGCTCGACGTCGTACTCGTCCGGGTAAACCGGGGCGCGCCACTCCCTGATAACCCCCGGGCGCGCCGTCATCGCCCCAGTTCGCCTCTGGTGGCCTCGCTTGCGGGCAGTGACGCCAGTCCCGCGGCAGGGGGCGCACAAGTCCTTCACGGTGTAGTAGTCCGTCCGCTTCGACTCGGGGGCGAGCCGAACGACACACTTGCCTTTGCAGTGCCCGCACCGCTGTTGCGTGTCGACCAGGTTGGTGGGCTCCAACCAGCCGGTGCCGCGGCAATGCCCGCAGGTCGCGAGCCGAACCTTGACGAATCGGCGACCTTTGCAGGTCCGGCATTCGTAGGTGCCGCGTGAGGCGCTCCGGAGGCGCTCCAGTTGCGGGCCCAGGTTCGATCGCTCGAACGTGGCGATTCCCTCGTCGAAAAACCACTCGATGTGAGCGGCCTCGTCGGGGGCGAGTTGGATGGTCTGCTGCTTCGTTTCTGCGTGTATCTTGGTCGCTGTCGTCGCTGGCATTGTTGTGCTATCCTCCTGCCGTTGCGCCGGAGGGCAGCCCCCGTCTCGGATTACCGGGGCGGGGGTTTTTCGCTTGGTCTGGTCAGGCTGGCCACAGGCCGTACTCCGCGTGAAATTGCGCTGATGCCTCGCACCGTCGCATCTTCCGGAGCTTCACGAGCCCAAGCAGGTCGTTCCAGCGCTCCTTCATGACTTCGCTCGGAACTCTCGCGACCTCGGCGCCGACAGATACAATCTCGAACTCCTGCAGGTCGATGTTTCCGACGCTCCACTGCATCGGATTGCGCTCCTTTCCAACGGCCTCAGGGTTGGTGGTTGGTGTGCTAATCGCCTCACCTGTCAGCGAGAACAGTCGAGGGATCTGCGGATGCCCGAGAACATGCGTGCAACCAACGAGGTCAAGCACAAGCGCCCGCGTCTTGCTCGGAGACGTACGCATGATGCGCCCGGTCGCCTGCATCATCTGCCCGACGTGGTGATAGGACTTTCCAAGGATGCAGGTCTCAGCGTCCGGTACATCGATGCCCTCCGTCAGTGTCGTGTGACAGAGCAACACACGCACCTCTCCGGCTGCAAACTCTCCCATTGCTTTGCGTCGCTCGCTGTCGCCGGTGTTGTAGGCGATGACCTTCGCGCTTACGCCGTTCTCTCGGAATCGCCGAGCGGCGTCTTGGCACATGTCGACTGACGGCAGGTACCCGAATGCCTTCGTTCCGTTTGCGTAGCGCATGTATGCTTCCACGGCATCCAGCGCAGCCATTCCCTTGAGCGGCTCCGGAGCGCGTAGCAGATCGACCTTCATAAGATACCCGCGCTCAACCAGATCCTGGATCTGCGCCGCAACCACAAGCTCGTCGAAGACGTCGCCCAGTGGCCTGTTGTCGTAGCGCGCTGGCGTGGCCGTTAGCCCAAGGCGTTTCGCAGTCTTGAATGCATACAGGGCAAGCTCCCACTCGTCGGCCCGGTAGTGATGGCATTCGTCGGGAATGAGGTAGTTCACTTCTGGCACTTCTCGCCCGAACAACGACTGCACCATTGCGACATGAATTCGCGCACCGTTCGTCGGCTCTACACCTCCAGCGATCACGTTTACCGGCTGACCCGTTGCCTCACGCAGACGCTTTGCCGTCTGATCGAGCAAGTCGCGCGTGTGCACGAGCCAACACTGCGGCGCCTTTCCAACTGCCGCTTGCGCCATCTCGGTCTTGCCAGAAGCGGTCGGCGCGACAAGCAGAACGTGCTTTGCGCCCGCTGCCCACTTGGCTCGTACTTCAGCGACCGCTCTTGCTTGGTAGTCTCGTAGTTCCATCCTTTGCTCCTTTGGCTTGTCGAAAGTCTTTAGGCGCCTCGCTACCTTTTTGAATCCGCGCAACGGCTTCGTCCGGGGCGTAGGCATCGACGTCGGACTCTTTAGGCGATCCGCTACCTTCTTGAATATGCCCATTGACCACGATGTCGACTCGCTCGTTCGGTCGGACTCTTTAGGCGATCCGCTACCTTTTTGAATCGGGCGCGTCCGAAACGTCGTCATCTGACGCCTCAAGTCGGACTCTTTAGGCGATCCGCTACCTTTTTGAATCCGCGGGCACGCCGAGGCCAACGCGCGGACCGCGAAGTCGGACTCTTTAGGCGATCCGCTACCTTTTTGAATCTCCGCAACGCAAACCTCCAACACAGCGCCGTGTATGTCGGACTCTTTAGGCGATCCGCTACCTTTTTGAATCCGAGTCCCCCGGGTAGTAGGTAACAACCACGCAAGTCGGACTCTTTAGGCGATCCGCTACCTTTTTGAATACACCACCGAGGATACAAGCACTTTCGCGCACCTGCTACCCGGTTTTCGAGCGGCTCAGATTCAGGCCGCTACCTCGCTACGTTTTTCAAGGACCGCTCGCAGCATGTTACGTGCCGCGTTTTCGTCCTGGTCATGATATGAGCCGTCGCGTTCACACGCAAGCGCCACATTCTTCTTTCTGTCGCCGTAAAGCTCACACCCACAGTCATAGTGTAACTTGGTGACGTCGGATGCAGACACAACGATGGAGCGTTGACCAAACGCGTCTCGGAGTATCGAGCGCAACAGACCCGGTGACGCCTTGTGCTGGTTCGCTCGCGCCTTCTGCTCTTGCGGGCCTTCGAAGTCTTGCTCCTTCGGCTTCTTTTCCTTCAGCTCCTTGTACTTCTCATCGGAGGTGACCAGTGTCTGGTATGCTGCAGCGAACTGCGCCGCCCAGATCCGGAATATCTCCCGACGCCACCCCGTGGTCTTGGCGATCAGGTCACGCGCCATCGAGTCGAGGTGGTAGCATTTGCGCATCCAGAACAACAGCCAGATCACCTCTTGGCGCAGAGGCTCAGACTCGCCATTCTCGCTCAACCACTCGCGCGTTTCCTCCAGTGTAGCGAACAGGTCGATCTTCGCTGCTAGGCGCTGCTTCTTCCACTCTGCGTAGATCGGGCGCCCATCGATTCCCATGTGGTTCGCGAGATCACGAATGGCGAACAGCAGCTTCTTGTGACTGCGCCACTTGTCGCACTGAATGGTCTTCTTCAGCAGTGTTACCGGCTCGCGACCTGGAATAGCCAGTTCGAAGTCGAGCAACTCAGGGTGCGCCTTTCGGATCTCCCGAAACTGGGACAAGGCGGAATCGAACAACTTGTCTGACGCCGACTGAAGCGACCGGATGAATTCTTCCCTTCTGCGCATCCGCGCCGGAAGAGTGAGCTCGCGCACATTGCCGTCGTCGTCGATGGCCACGCCAACCCGCACATGCTTATCGCCGATGTCGGACACCTTTCCGAACTGCGCACCCATAGCAGCTTTGCCGCTTCTAACTCGCCAACCGATGTTGATCGCGATCGTTCCTCCCTTCGGGACACGCCTCTGGTTCGGCTCATCAGTCAGCACGGTGAACTGTATCGTCCACCGCTCGCGCCGCCCAATGCGCTCGCGACACAGTCGAACTGAGCGAATGTCAGAGTCGGCTGGGAGAGGCCGATGCATGAGCACGCTCATTCCAACAACGAACGGCTCGGGTAGAACGCCGAATCGCACGATGCAGTCGACGAATACCCTGCCGTGCGATGCGGTCGACTCGTTCACGAACCTGAGCAGTGGCGAGCCTCCGTTAGCAACGTCGCTCAGCCTAAGCGACTTGATGTCCAGCGCGACCGACTCGCGATCGTAGCGCGTCTTGAGCCGCGTTCGTCCCTTCGACTTCTTCGCTGCAGCAATGACGTCGTTGTGAATCATGAACTTCGTCCCGCTGGTGCAACGAGTCGCCTTCAGGGCCGCCTTGGATGAGCGCTTTGCTTCGTTGTCGATGTTCTTCGCTGTTTTCCACTCGGTCGGCACATCCTTGCGTGCAAGCATCTCATCCAGAGCTTCTCTGCTGAGACTACCCAGTAGGTGGGCTCCCATCTGTTTGCCGTCATCGGAATAGCGCTTCATGCCTTTCTTGGTTGGAAAACCAGCCGCGGCACATGCGGTATCCTTCAGCAAAGCCAATGCCTTGTCGTGTGGACCCAGGAGCTCCGAGAACTTCTCGCGCTCGGCTTTCACGGCTTCGTAGACAGGTTTGCGCTCGGCTTTCAGCGCTTTCAACTCAGCCTGTAGCGGGTGCTTCCGGCGCTCGCTCTTCTTGGCGTAAGATATGCGCTTTACCACGTCTTCGATGCACTCGTTTAGCGATTCGTTTTGCTCCTCAAGCTCAGCCAGCCCCGGGCACGATACCGAACGCAATGCGAGGAACTCCTCCATTCGCCTGTTCTCGATGTTGACCAACTCGGTTCGCAGTTCGCGCGCTGCCTTCAATTGGTCGAGCAGTTGCTCCGTTATCTCCGGCCTGCAACCGTACTTGTACACTCTCGTCGCTTTCATCCTCCAACTCCTTCCGCGCCTAGGCGCCTTTCAACTCTTTTCGCTTCGCGTACCCAGCCCGCCGCATCAAGAACTCGATCGCGGCATCCGTCTGCCGCTCCATCCGCATCTGTTCCCGCACGAACACCGGGTCAACCCATGGGTCGCTCGGAACGTACTGAACCTCCTTGGTGTAGACGGTTACCTCTGCCGACGGATCACCTTGAGCATCGTCAATGAGATCGATCGGAGCGACTCTGGTGTACTGAACCGTGTACGTGCTCCACTTGTATCGACTCATTGGATCCTCTGATGTCTGCGATGTAATGCGCCTCGTTTTGGACTTCGTCTTGAATCGGCATTGGTGCGCTCACTTCTTACCTCGATTCGTCACGTGGTACGCTCGGCACTCGTTGCACCAGTATACACGCAGCGTGAAGCGCGCGTGCCGGTTGGAGCGCTTCGCTTGCGCGACTGATGGGTATGGGCGTTTGAGGCAAGTCATGGCCGGATGGCCCCGTTGTCGCTTGGAACCTTGATCATTACGACGCGCGGCGCGCGCTCCGCGAAGTAGTCCGCGATGTCGGACATCCTCGGGCTCGGGTGCTCGCTCACAGAGCGGTACTCGTTGCCTTTCTCCGTGACGTGCCGATGCATCATCGGGATCGCGTCGGAGACGAAACCAACGATTGCCCGGGGCTCTTCCTTGGGGCGCGACATCCAAGCGAGCAGTGATGTCAGGGCGTTGTACTCGAAGCTCTTGCCGGCCAGGCGCTCGCGCAGTCGTTCTGCCTCACACAGCAAGTCGAACGGCTCAACTCCGATCGCTTTCCCTGTCTCGCACGCCCACAGCGTATTGGTTACTCCATATTCTTCCACGGCTATCGATACGGCCCCAACCTGGAAACCAAACCGTTCCGCAATCCATCGAGCAGACGCGCCGGGAGTAGACAGGATGCACATGGACTCGCGCTCCCGTGGACTCAACAACTCGGAGTACGGGCACGGTCGCACCAGCTCAAGCAGTTCTTCGGCTGTTGGAGTCGTCACTTCAGCTTACTCCCCAGGAAACCGAGCGCCTCGGTTGCCTGCTCAACAGTCATCCCCGACTCGCGCAATCGGTATCGACACTCGTACGGCAGCTCAGGAACGTCTAGTGGGTGCATGCAAACACGCATCCCAATCTCGCACGCCAGACACGCGCCAGCATATCCGTAGTCGTCGAACAGCTTCGTTGCTGCGCTCAACTCGATGCCGTATCGCACAGCAACCGCAAATGCTGTCTCGGCATCGCGCAGTGCCCACAGGTCCAGTTTGCGAACGATCGCGTCGCCAACGATAGGTAGGCAGCGAAGCGCTCGGCCGTGCTTCGCGGCGAGCTCGAACCAGTTGCGTTTACTCATCGCTTTCCAACGCCTCCCATTCGCGAACGTGGGCGGCCCACGGGAGTTCCTCGTCACTCGCTTCAGCGTGACCAGCACACAGCGACGATTCGAAATGCGCGAACTGCGCTTTGCGCTCGCAGTTGTAAGTGTCGCACTTCGGTAGCAACTCGACCAACTCGCACCACTTGGCAAAGTAGTCGACGGTAACCGGTGTCGCTTGTTCCTTCCCGTCCTCATCCAAGAACGGATCGCCAGACTCATCGAGGTAGTCGACCCTGGTAGCCCGGCATAGACAACCATCCTTCGACTGCACCTGCTTCAGCCAATCTATAGCGTTGTCCGCGCACCAAGTTCCTTCGTTATGGAAGAACTCGATTGCTTTCTGGTCCCAGTGCGCCGGAACTGGTCGCTCCACTTCGATCGAGATTTTGAGCTTCTGCATCTTTATCACGAGCACGCATTCTGCCCCATGATCGGAACCGATTTGCTGTCGGCAATAGAAGCACTCGTCTGCTGCCGATGCGGGCCGCTTTGCTTTCCAGGTAACGATGAAGCCCATCACTCCTCCCATCCCGGCGTGCTGTCCACGCTCGTGTGCTGGTTGTGCCACTTGGTCGCGGCAGTTGTGCTGGGCCCTGGCGGCGTGTCGGCTGTGAACCGCTTCGAAGCGCGCTCCTGAACCGGGTAGCGACAATGCGTGCCGATGCAGTCGCCGCAGATTTGTGCCGGCTCACCGCGCACCTTTCCGGAGTGTGGCTTGCGGAAGGAACCGAATGGCTCGTTGCAGGCTGCGCAACGCTCGATCGAGAGAGTGCGCCGCACACGCCCCCTGAACTCTTCGTCGGTTTCGCCTGGGGCCTTCTCTTTCGCTGTCGTCCGCTCGGCGATGCTTTCGAGCCCCGATTGTTCATACTCCGCGGTCTCGTCGCAGTACTGCACGGACTGGGATTGGCCCAGCTGCGAGGCTACTGCGGCTGGCCCATTCGATTTGGATACCGCTGCTAGAGCTGTCATTTCCCACTTAGGCACATCTGAGAGGCTCTTGGGGAACGACCATCCTTTGCCGATATTCCAAATGAGGGCGCGACCATCTTGCTCGCTGCGCCAGTCTTCTTCAAGGCGCTCTAACAGCCGCACCTTGCCAGTGTCCGGGCAACGCACCTGTCTCGAGTTCTCGTCTTGCAGAACAAACCGAACGCCACACACCAGCATGGTGGAGCCGAGCGGCGCCCTGGGCATACCAGAAACGTTGAATCCTTCCTCGATTGCTTTGACGAACACGGAATGTACGTCGCGATCTTTCGCTGCGAAGGTGTACTCTCCAACCTCCCAGCTTCCGTTGGTTCGCAGCTGACCCACGAACCCCTCGATGACCGTTGGTTTGATTGGTGCCGTTCCGATTCTTGCCATCACTCGTCTCCTTCTTGCCAGTGCTTCGGGTTACTCTCCAAAGTCATCGTCGCTCCAGTGTGTTGGAGGCGGCAGCCCTTCGCTTACGCCGTCCAGCCATTCGTGTGATTCATGCGCAGGAACGAAGAACCGAGTAGTTGGTCCGTCGAACTTGCACCATGCGTCGCCGGTGCCGCCGCCGTCGCGGTTCTTCGCAACGATGACGATGCGCTTTGCCTCCTGCTGGTCTGGCGGCTTGTTCGCCGTGGGGTTGTATAGGAACAACACCTTGGCGGCGTCCTGCTCGAGCGAGCCGCTTTCCCGAAGGTCGGTGAGTTGCGGCCGGTCGTTCTTCTTCGCCCCCTCTCGGTTGTTCTGCGATAGCTCGATCAGCGCGACGTTGAACTCCTTTGCGAAAGCTCGCAGGTCCCTCGAAACGGAGCCAATCTCCTGATCCCGGTTCGCGCCACTTCCGCTCATGAGCTGGATGTAGTCCACGATCACGAGCTTCACTTTCAGGTCGTCACCGTGCTTGCGGCGTAGTCGGATGACCTCACGACGGAACTTCGCTCGCAGCTTCGCGACGGTCATCGAGCCATCGTCAACGATCGAGATGGGGAGCTTGCCGAGCGCCTCGGCGGCTTCGCCCATGTCGGCCCAGTCGTTGCCTTCGAGCTTTCCGGTCATCAGCTTCGCGTTGTCGACTCGAGCCTCCTGCGAAAGCATTCGAATCGACAGCTTCAGCTTCGGCATCTCGAGCGAGAACATCACCGCGCCGAACCCGCGCCCCGCGACGTTGCGCAACTCCTGCAGCGCGAATGCCGTCTTCCCGAGCCCGGGGCGAGCCGAAACGATGTGCGGCAAACCTGGCTCCCAACCGTGCACGTACCGATTCACCGTCGCGAGCGCGGTCGGAATGTAGTCGGTTGCACCGGCGCCGCGGTCACGCACCGTGCTGAGGCTTTGGTCGATCAGCTCCGAGAATTCGATCGTCGGGCTCGGGTCATCGCTTGCGGCGAGTTCAAACACGACCTGCTCGACCTGCTCGATCCACTCGTCCGAGTCGACTCTGCCGTCGCGCCCAGTGGCGACCAATCGCTCGAGGCCAGAGAGCATGCGGCGGTGCCTGGCCTTGCTCCTGACGACCTTTGCGACCTCGGACACCGACGCGATTGCGGGTGCGTTCGTGAACTCAACGAGGTCAGAGCTTGAGATTTCGCTATCGCGCCCCAGCTGTCGAATCCGGCGCATCACCGAAACGAGGTCGATGCTCTCGCCGCTCGCATCGACATCGAGGATCGCCGCGTACGTCGTGCGGTTGGCGACCCCGAAGAAGTCTGCGGGGTCGAGCACGTCCATCGCGTCGGCGAGCTGTTCCGGGCGGCTCAGCAATTCACCTAGGAGGGCGCGCTCTGCATCCAGGTCTGCGATGGTTGGCATCCCGGACATCAACCGATCCCCTCCACGAGTTTGGTTAGTGACCTGGTTTTTGGATGGCCATTGCTGGCGCTTGGCGGCACCGTGGTTGCGTTTTTGGCTCCGCGCTCACGGCGGGCCGATCTGGTTCCTGAAACGCTATCAGTGTCGCCAGCGGCCGCCTTTGCGCGGGTCCGCTGTCGGTCGGCTTCGATGTCGGCGCGGTCTTGGGCTTGGCGCTTGGCGAGGTCGGGGTCGGGGTCGGTAGCCCTTTGGGGGGTGGCCCTGCGAATCACCGTCAACGTCACCGCACCGAAGTCGCGACGCTTCTGACGCCACCAATCCGAGCTCACGACCTGTGGCAGCGCCGCAAGGATCTCCTCGACGGTTACGCCTGCCGCGAACAGCTCCACAGCGCCCCTGACGGCGCTGTCGGCCTGGTACGAGCCCAGCTTCGGTGGAGCGAGCCCAGCGAGCTCGTGGAGCCTGCCAACGACCCGCAACGTCTCGGGCCAGCGTTGGGGTTGGATCCATTCGGCCGAGTATGGGTTGAGCTTGAGTGCTTGCGCCCGCTCGGTGAGTGGGATCCGGATCGCTTCGTCGAGGTTGGTCGGCTTTGGGGGGCTGGGGGGATCTCCTGCTCCTGCGTTGCTCTGCACTGCGTTGCTCTGCGTTGAGTGACGCGGCTGGTCGGCCGTCGAACGTTTTGCTTCGTTCTGTGACTGATCGTCACAATTTGTGACGCGCGCATCACGTTTCGTGACTTCGTCACACGGTGACCGTTCGTGACCGAGATCGTCACACGACGTCACATCGCTTCCTATTTCGTGACGATCTGTCACAATTTGTGACGCACGCGCCGCGTTACTTCGGCGCTGTCTGGACTCCTTTGCTCGTGCCGCGTCGGACTTCCGAGCGGTCTGTCCCTCGATGTAGCGGGGGCAGATCAGCACGCTGCCAACCAGTTCCAAGGCGCCGCTCTTGAGCACCTTCGGCAGACCAATCTCGACCACCTCGCCTGGAAGGCCAGTGAGCAGGGCGATGTCCTCGACGGGGTCGTCGATGTCATCCAACACGCCAGCCTTGTCGAGTTTGCGCAGCACCAGCAAGAACACACATTGCCCTTCCCAGCCCCAGCGAAGCCACGTCTTGGTGTCCCTCGTATACGCGCGCACGTAGTGTTCGTCCTCGAAGTTCACTGCATGACCTCCGGCGCCGCGTCGCTCTCGAGGCTCACGCGGACCTCCTGTGGCTCGCATACCACTTCCGCCTGAGCCGCTCGTGCCACGTTGCAAGTTCGCACCAGCGATCGAACGGCGTCGCGTTGTCGTAGTACTCGGCCCGCGGAAAACCGTTCGCGTCGAGGTGCTCGAGCCACTGCTTCTGTCTATTCCTCTCGTCCACGAAACCTCCTAGATCTCAGCCTTGCTTCCCGATGCTCTTCAGCGCCGCGTCGCGGGCCTTTCCCAACTCGACGAACTGCTCCGGGGTACCGCCGGCGTCCGGATGACAGCGCTTCGCCTGTGCGCGGTAGGCGCTGTTGACGTCGTCCTCCGTGAGTCCGACCGACCGCGTCAGCCCGAGCGTTGTTGCCCATGGCGCGACGGGGATCGGAACCTTCAGCGTCTTCAGGGCGCCTCCCGGATCGACGAACTGAACCTTGCCGCCTATCGCGGCATGGTGATGTCGACGATGCGTTTGACCGCTTCGTAGAACTGCTGCTCAGCGTAGTCGCGCTGCGGCGTTTGATCGGCCCGGAACTCGCTCGCTGGGATGGTGAACGGTCTACTCCAGGCGCGCCACGAGTAGTCGGTGTAGTCAGGTTTATTCATTGTCAGCGGACTCCATTACTCGTCAGTCAAACAACCCGCAGTCCACCACGGTGCCGCTCTGGCTCCGATTGCTGTTCACTGCTGCCGAACTGGATAGCCGCTCCTCCGTTGGGCTCGATGGCACCAACGATTGCTGGCCACGGGACGTCGCAGAAGAACGGTTGCCCGTTGAAGCTGAGAGTCCCACGGATCCCCTTGGCGTCGCATTCGAAGTCGCGAATTGGTCGAGCCAGTCCGTGGCCAATGTCGAACACGGTAACGGGCAGGTCGCAAGCGCGCAGGTGATCCGGTATCCGCACACGACTGCCATTGGTGCGCAACACCACCTTCACGATTGGGATTGCGTCCATGAGCACCCGCAGCAGCTTGCTTTTCGTTTCGCCTTCCATGATCACCTCCGGGCAACATCCGGTGCCGTTCCAGTCCAAATCTCGAGCACCACAATCCCAACCCCGCGCGGCGCCGGCTCCCACCACGTGCGAATGTCAGAGTCTCGGCGGTTGTCGTCTCGTAGAAACCCAAGCCCGTCGCGCTGTCGAATGATGCGACCGTCCTTGCGCGACCGCTGACACATCGGCTTCACGATGGCGTCAACTGGGAACTTGCTCCAGTCCGCGGTGACGTCAGGCGCCTTCGACGTGAGCCGCACGACGTGCACACGCGGGCGCCCAGGCAACGGTTTATCCCGCACGTGGAAGTCGAGCTGCTGCCGCATGACTTCCAGGATTCGGTTGTACGTCTTCTCGCACGCCCACCGGTTGGTTCGCTTGAACTGGTTCGTGGGCAAACACAGCTCTGCGGGGACGACGCACCCCCACACGAAGCTCCCGACGATCGCAGGACGCTCGATGAGCGCGTCCGCCGGCGGGGCCGCAAGGATCGCCTTGGCGATGGCTCCCGCCTTGGAAATCCCGGGCCACGACGACTTGCGCGGGCGCTTCGCAGTGGGATTGGTCAGAACCACGCAGCGGTCTCCCTAACTGCCTCGACGAGGGCTTGGTGAGCCTCAAAGGCAGCCTTCAGTCGTTCACCAATACCCACGACATCGAGATGTTGGATCTGCTTTGCAAACTGCACAGCCTCGCGCGTGCCAGGCGGGATGCGACCGTAGAAGTCCGAATCAACACCAATGGCACCGATCTCCCCACGAAGCGTCTTGAGCTTGGTCGTCATCGTCTCGACGTCGCGCTTTGCAATGTCGAGCGCTCGATTCGCCTGGTGCAGCTCCAGCCGCATCTGTTCAACCGCTTCCGCGTTGAACTCCTCGCGTGCGGACTCATGCGCCTTGTGAGCCGCCATCGTTTCAATCGCGTGCTGCGACTCGGACGCGCGACGCAGAATCGCGCATGTGAACTCCCACGTCAGCGGTTCTGGGGTGAGCTCCGGCGCATCAACGATCACCTTGGCCTTGCCGCCAGCCACCTCGACCAGCCCCCAAGTCGCCGGCAGTTCTCCCGCCGCAACAATCCCGGGAGGCGTTGCCACCCACCAGTGGCGGCAGTACTTCTGCACCGGATCACTCTTGCTCGGCTGCTCCAACTCGCGAAGCCAGTCGCTGCGGTGCACCTTGATCTCGATGCCCATCGCGTAGAGTCCGCGACTGGGCCAGATGCTGACGGCAACAGCATCGGCCCATCGCCGCGCGCGGGCGCCGGTGCCGTTGCTGACCTCTTTCAGCCACGAGAAAGCCGGAGGTTTCCATAGCTTCTCGATGGCGGCTTGCACGCTTTCGGCGCTCGACTGCTTCACGCGTCCTCGCCTTCCAGCGCTGACCCTTCCGGTTCCACGTCGTTCCAGTTCCCAGACGCATCGGCTACGCTCGGGGTGCTGCGCTCGCTAGCCTCGGATCGCATCGGCATCACCACAGCGATCCAGCTCGTCAGGTCGCCTTCGCATCGAAACACGACGCGTTCCATTGTCGACGGCGGCGGGTAGCAGTCGATCCCGTACACGCCGGCAGCGCGCGAAACCTTGCTCATCAGACCAAGGTATTCAGCGTTGAGCGTCACGCAGTTGACCGATTCTGTCTTCGGCGGGGGCTTGAGCAGCTTGTTCCACTCGCGAGGGTCAGGGAACGTCATCTGCGAATTGGCGACGTCTTCCGGCGACGAGACCGTGTAGACCTCAACACCGTCATCGTTGTGCACCACAGCGTCGTACAAGCTGGCGCCGCTGAACTTCAGCGTGACCGAGCTCTTGTTGTCGAGCGCCTTGTGTGCACGCTTCAGAAAGTCACGGTGCACGAACCACTCGTTGGGGTTCTCGCTTTCGTTTGGCCCAACCGCGTCGAGCGCAATGTGGCCGTTCGTTGCCCGAGCCTTGACCTTCGACTTCGTCGCGATGAAGTGCACTCCGTACAGCTTCTGCCTACTTGGATCGTCCGACGCGAACGCCAACAGCGCCGTCAGCTCGTCCTTGGTCAGTTTGATTCCGTCCTCCGTTTTGATCATCGTCCTTCACTCTCCTGCAAGGGGGATCACGTCCCCGAAAAGTCCCGTTTGCCTGCGAGGCGTAATGAGCGCGCTCTCGACGGTCATGCAGCGGTAGTGTTTGCGCGCACCGCGCCCACGGCCAGGAAGCGCGTCGCGAAACAGCCACGGCGGGTCCGCAACCACGATGCTAAAGGGTGTCATGCTACGTGCCTCCAGCTTCGGTTGTGGCGAATTTCAA